AGTATTGCTGGTTTGTTTGATGAAGCGCTCTAGCCCGCTTTGACAAGCATTCATTTTAATCAATTGTTGTTTTGTGATTTTCATTTCCCGCCCCTCACATTCTCCTAGTGTTTTTTTGTTTGGCTGTTTTATAGTGCTACCACTAGTGATTTTAATTAAAGCCCGAAATCTTCTGTGCGCTCTACTAGCTCAAACGCTGGCCCGACATATTCATTTTGAATTAGAACGCGATCGTCATCCCATGAAAATATCTCCATAGTGTCTTGCGGCTCCTTGCCAAATGTTGGCAGTGAGCATAGGTCAATCGCCTCATCTAGTTTTTTATCATCAGACTCATAACCGTTTAGAGTATCTAGCAATTCGTCAAGATTTTTAGCGTTTTCGATTTGTTGGTTTAGTGTATTCATAATTCATTCTCCTAGTGTTTTTTGTTTGGCTGATTGCTCAACCGATGAATATAATTATAGTCATACTGGCTCGCATTGCAAGCCATTAATTAAATTATTTTGAAACTAGGCGGGAATGGTCTAAACAGTGAATACTTTGCGCCGTTGAGGTATAAATGTAGGCAAATCGGCCAACTTTGACTCTACCTTTTCCAGCGGAAGCCTTATACGCCCCACTTCGCCATAGGTTTTTGATCTTTGGACTATATGAATGGCTGAGCGGCTTCTATACCCGTGATCATGAGCGTAGGCGTCTGCCCTTGCTAACTGATTCCAGCTTTCCACCTGCACGGCTGGATGCTCCTTACTAACCATATTATGGTGAATGTGGCCTATGTCTATATATCTGTAAAAAGACTCGCCAAAATCTTGATGGAAGTCTGTAGCCATGACATCTGCTAACCCTTTAGGCTTAACCTTGTCGCTATGATGAGTCATTACAAACGTATTACCCATCCGATACGGTATAAAGATATTCGAGTTATCCAAGACGTTTACGCGCTCCTTGTATGCCACCCTAAGCAATTCAGCCATCCAAACATCATTTGTGCGTGAGTGATTACCCTGATTGATAATCACGTCCACCTCTTTGAATTTAGTGAGGCACAAGTCAACCATTCTACGCATCAACCTTGAATAGACATGAATCATTTTGGGGAACCGACCATCATAATCTAATGCGTGACCGCTGGCCTGTGTCACACCGTCAAAGTTTTCATAATGGGTCATATCCCCAAGGTCATGTAATACTACGCGCTCGCAGGCTGGCTGTTGCGCCACCAGCATTGATATGGCCTCGGTTAAATGACGCTCACATATCTCTAAATCAAAGTTATGACCTGTTTCCCATTTGTGCGCCAGCATACCTAAATGACCATCGCCTATTTGAATCCAGGGTATAATATCTGTATCGAATTTTCTAGATTTTGGAATATTGGGGATTTTTACGGGGGGTAGGTTTTCATAAAATGATTCGGTCGCCTCTTTTGCCATATCCCTAAACGATTCTAAATCATTTTGAGTTTTAACCCATTGGATTTTGACATTACCTTTATCATCATAGAGCGTTGATGTGCCTTTGAGCATTTGCGGCTCATGAATTTTATGAATCAGATCATGCTCAGGTGAATACCCTTGCTTAGTTGATTTTTTTCTAATGCTTTTCCATGCGTTATACACTCGGCCTCTATCAAAATCATAGCCTTGCTCGGTTAGATATTCCGCCGCAGCCTCTTGTGTGCCTGTTTTCTTTAAAGCTTCCAACACAAGCTTTTGATGGTCTGAGGTGGCGTATTCATCAAATCCAGAATAATTATTATCAGACATTCTTTGCACTCTCCGTTGTGCGCGACTGCTCACTGCGCGATTATTAAAAATAGGTATATAAAACCTAGTATTAAAACAATACCATAACTGACAGCGTTTAATAGTGCTTTCATGAGTGATACCAGTTAAAAAACCTCCTTAAAACAAATGATCTAACCAAAGAAACAAGTGTAAACCATAAACCTATCTCTAAGTTTTCCTCCGGCGTAACATGAATTCCGTAAATAGGAAAAATAAACACCTGAGCAATAACCGCCACCGCGTAACCGATAAATATGTTACTGACTGACTCAGTGAATGATTGAAGTATTGACTGGCTCATAATCATCCCTTAAAAGTTTCTGTGAAATAACTTTAGACAACTCAACGCAAAAATGAATAATCTTCTCTTCGTACTCTTGAAGCGTGCCACTATTTTCAATCACATAATCATCATCTTTAACATCTACGCCAGATTCGCTTTTATGAGACTCTACTGAACCATCACGACCAGTAATATGAACTACAATACCGCCCAACCTTCTAATCGAATCCGCTTCATTCTCAAACCTAATATCTGGCACAACCATAAACCCAGATTCAGCGGCCTTTCTTTCCATAGCTTTAATCCAAATATTGCCATCTATTAATTCACGCCCCCATTCTGTGCCAAGTGTTTGAAGTATCTTCCTGGGAGTGCAACCATACAAATCATCTACCTTGTCTTTCGAATCCCCATACAATTGATCTTGAGTTAATCCTAGCCCAACCCTAGCCATTTCTTTGATTGGATCGGCAAAGCTATATCTTTCAAACCCCATTCCATCAACCAGACCATTTGCTAGTGTATCCTTTCCTGACCTAGCCTTTCCTGCTATTCCTACTATAATCATATTCTGTTTAACTCCATGTCTGCATCATTGAATCCGGCCATTATTGCGCTCATGTGAACCAAGTCACCGTTATTGCTGATGACGGGCTTGCGCATATCTTTCAATCTCATATCAATACCATGCCTATAAAATGATTTCTGATTAAATGAAAGCGATTTATAACCCGCATAATCCATTAAAATTTCTTTTATATCCATTTTTTGTGCATCCATGATTGTTTATGCCTCTCTATTGAATCCATCACTTCTGAATCCGCAAACGAATAATCTATTTCTCTGCGCTCTATCTCTGACTCAATGAATTGTACACTGACATTGTAGAAATTGGCGGCATCATCTATTGAGTTGTGCCGATTCATCATCTTAACAAAATCACCGTTTCGCCATTGTCGCATTTTCCCCATTCTCGCTTGCTTACTGGGCAGATTGTGAATTCTTGGTTTGTGTCTAGCCAATTCAAAGCCATTAGCCTTCATGTATTCAGCCCAGGAATAGCCTTCACGCCTTAGTGCTGCCCTTAGCCCTGCATCCGTCAAACCCACTTCTTGCGCTGCCTCCCTGCAACTCAGATAATCCCTTAAAATCGGCTTGACGCGACTAATGCAAAACGCTTCCTTTGATTCGGACAATCGAATGCCAGCTCTTGAAAGGTGTTTATAAATACAAGGCGTTGTCACTTCGTAGGCTGCTGCTAACTCTTTGACCGTACCGTATTTTTCCAAATCACTCAATAGCTGTGTTTTTGTTATTCCTAGCATTCAACCTCCGCTTTCCTCTTTTAATTGTTTTATTTCTTCATCCATTCGACTTATTACGTATTGAATAAATTCCTTATCGCACAATGTTTGACAGCAACTGTCATTTTCTTCTTTCGCTAGCTCGATCAAACATTCCAAGCTGGTCTTTGCTAGTCTCTCGTGAAGTACATCTTTTGACATTAACTTTTACCCCCTAGCTCGTCAGATAATTCCTTTAAATTTTGATTCTTAATTAAATCGTTTTTTCTCTCTTGCAGCTCATATATCTGAGAATCAATATCAGCCATTTCTCTATTCCTAGCATCCCATCTTTGCCTTAACGTATTTATTTCAGCCTCTTGATGCTTTCTCTCCCAACCCATAATATTCTCCTGTGTTTTTATTTATATTACCAATCTGGTTTTATTTATCTACGCCCAAATGCGCCATCTCAGTATCAATGATTGCCTTTCCTATTATTTCTGGAATCTGAGGAATCACCGCATTACCCAACTGTTTTATTCTTTGTCGTGCTTTACTTCTGTCCAATCTTCCGGGTAGCCCATCATCAACTCTAAGAAGCGGGGATTCATCAAAACTGGACACGCTTCCGAAACTCTGAATTCCGCTGTTAGATTCCCGAATGTATTGTTTGATGCTGTTCGATATTTTGGCACTCCTTTCGACTCGCTCACTGTCGGTGTAGGCAATAATCCAGATCCTATCTCTGTGATGGTTCGCGCCAATCTCGGAAGCCGGTATACAGTGCCAGACCGCATCATACCCGACCTCGGCCAAGTCATAGAGAAACTCAGCAAACCATCTGCCTGATTCTCCAGAAAGCAAACCTGTGACGTTCTCAAAGATTGCGTATCTCGGTCTACACTCGCCAATAATTCTAAGCATTTCGCGGTATAGGCTTGATCGTTCTCCTGAAAAGCCCGCCCCCTTCCCTGCTTGGCTAAGGTCTTGGCAAGGGAATCCCCCGCAAACAACATCAACTGATCCTCTGTATGCTCGACCATCCAGCTTCCTCACATCATTATGAATCTCAATATTAGGCCAATGCTTACTTAATACTTTGCAGCAATGTCTATCAAATTCGCAAAAAGCAACCGTCTCCATCCCCGCTCGTTCTAATCCAAGGCTAAAGCCGCCTATACCTGAAAATAAATCTAATACTTTTAGTTTTTTCATTTCTCAAATATACCAACTTGTTTTTATTTATCTACGACCGAATGCGCCAATTTACTATCTATTTTTGAACCGCATAAACCGCAAACCCAAAACCCTCTAGCCATGCTCTTTTGATATATCCTGTGTGGACTATGGCCATGACTTTCACATAAATTAATCAACTCTCGATCAAGTCTACGCTTTGCCTCATAATAACCAGCATCCTTTAAAACCTTCTCCCTCATATCTCGCAAGAATTTATTATTATTATTTTGCAAGCGCGCCAGCTCTACTAGTGTTTTATTGTCCATAGTCATTATTCTGCCCAACTGGTATCTGTTGCTATCTGCGTTGCGCTTGGTTTCAACTGCTTCTCGAAGTTGTCATTATTCACTTTTACTATCTCGGCATTTAATTCAATAAACTTCTCTAAATTTACGCCGTTTCTACAAATCAACTCGATGTCATTATATTGAGTGTTGCGGTCGTTATAACCCATGTGAAAATCAGACCGAGCACAACCTAGAATGGCGTCCTTAAAATCTTCTCCTTCATAACCTTCTTTTATTCGGTCAATAATCGCTTTCTCTCGCTTCCTGTTTAACTTTGCTCTGGGCTTTTTCATAACCCTTTGCCACAAGTCAAATACCAGCCTGGCTTTATCATTGTTTGTGAGTGATTGTTTTTTATCATTATCTACTGCTAATTCCATGCGTTCTCCTTTTTTTGACAATAGTAGTCATTTAGACGATAGGTGGCCCCCATTGACTAGACTAAGTTTATATTTATGTGATCATAGCAAAAGCCTTTATCAGCCGTAGTTTTTTAGGTGTTACCAGCACCCGCCTACCTCATGTCAGTGATTGCCGTTAGTTTGTCTTGCTAAACTCAGTCCAATTTGTGAGGCTTGCCACCGTTTTACTCTGTTTATCCATTGAGCCGCATAAAATCGGCATTGTGGGGATCGTCTAAGTATCCGGCATTTGCTACGTGAGAGACTTTATAGAAGGGCATAAAAAAGCCCTTAAGATGCTGTCCTGTCACACCCCACAATCACTGAACACTAAAGCGATTGGTGGGCAGAACAGCCTCTTAAAGGCTCTCAATAAGATAGACTAAGTCTAAATAGTGTTCAAATATTCGTCTATACTGGTGTGAACAGTAACACTAGACGGGACAATTATCTTAAAATCTCACTCTTATGTCAATATATTATTACTTGGCCCTAGCAAGCCTTTTCCGCATGAAATCCAGCCCTGACTGATAAACCACCGTTTTAAAATTGATTGATATATCGCCGTTGGGCTTGGTGAATTTTGACTCAATGACTCTAAAATAGCCGCGGTCAATGTATTCTTGATAGGGCATATTATTGCCTTGCAGTACTTTTATATCGCGTAGAAATTTGAATAGCTTGTTTCGACCAATGCCCATATTTAGCACTTTCGCCGCTTCATTCATGCTAATTGCGTCTCGACTGCCCGTCACTTGGTCGTAAAACTCAGCCTTTGGGGCCTGTAGGGCGATTTGTTTTTGCTGGTGCTCTATTTGCAGTGCTTGATTTGCGGCTAGCTGTAGGGCTTCTGCGTAGGTCTGTGGGATGGCGGCTTGTTTTTCCAGCTCTTGCCAGCGATCCACCAGAGCGGCTGTGAACTCAGGTGATAATTGAGCAACTACAACATAACTATCTCGCTTGCCTACTCTGTACTCTGCAACCGTCTGACCTTGTGAGTTTTTAACTTCCTCCAATGGAGTAGGTCGAATTGTGTTCGATTTAATCATGCGCTCAATTGCACGCTTTACATTGTCATGTCTTGATTTGACTATTTCCGCTATCTCACGGCTTGACATTGTTTGTATTGTATTTATAGAAAGGTCGTTCATTGTGATCCCTTGTTAAGGTGCTGGACTTACGTTGTTTGGGACGGGCCAAGGAGAACCCACAACCGCCAGCATAAAATTTTTATCAGTGTTCCAATCCTGATGCGTTTATTTTAGCGTCTACGGAACCACCCATCAACAACTAAATACAAAATAATAAGGCAATAGCAGGTATTATAAACGCTAAAGAAAAACCTAAAAAGCGATCCTGAGCGTGATTGATCTGATAGGTGGTTCATTGGGTTTAGGTGAAATGAATCCCACATCACAAAAGCTGGTAATCCAACAAATAATACCCAAAACAAAACAAGGTAAACCAAAATCACCTTAGCAACCTTTAAAACTGTGTTATAATTCATTTATTCACTCTCCTGTGTATGTTGCCGCCCGTAAAAAAGGCGGCTTTTTTGTTTAATCCAACCCAAGCTTTTTGAAGTGCTCAGATACGTTGACGGGCACACCTTTTATCATTGACTCACCGTCTTGGTATTCTGTGTTGAGCAGGTCACAGAGTTCTTCAGCGCAATATTTCGAGCAGAGAAGCGGAGTATCGCTAATATCATCACCATCAGCTTTTACCCATTTTCCTGAGACAGTGCGAAAGCAAATACAATACTCACCCTTTTTAGTCTCACTACGAACATAAGAACTTAGGATTGAGCGTATTCTATTTAGCTCTGCGTCTCGCTGGCACATAATTTGACTTCTGTAAGTATTTCCGCTCGTATTACACATAACCCCTTCAACCTCGGAAACACGATGAGATAATGTTATATAATAACCTCCATATACTGTTTTCGGCTCCCACTGGGCAGGCATTGATTTAATATCGTCAATCTCTTTTTGCAGATCATAAATCTCGCTTTGTAGTTGCTCTATCCGTTTTTGTTGATCGTTTGTATTCATTTTTCACCCTCTTTGTTTTATTAATTCTTCTAATTCTACGCTGTCTAATCCTAATGCTTCACCACTAACTATGTTTTCATGACATTTAATCGTTAGCTCTGAATATTCATAACCATATGGCAAAAAGTATTCCGCATCAGTGATCGCACCTCGACGACTAACAGACCAGCCAATCAAAGTTCTGCCAGTTATCTCATGTTCATACCATGCTGTATAAATCATTTTCTACCCCTGTTTTATGTGAGAATCTTTGTGTCTAAGGCTGGTCTTTCCATGTGCTTCCACCACTCTGAGCCGTCATACTCTCCACGCTCCGACCATGTACCATCCTTGTACCAGATGTAGCCGAATAGCTCTTGCGACCCAAATCCATTCTCATACTGAAAATCAAGATTTTGCAGGACAGTGTCAAGCCCTCCCTCTATAACCCTTTGCGGTTTTTCCCCGTAAGATCTACCTAAAACGATTCTCACCAACTCAACTTCTCTATCTCCAACGTGTTTTATTAACTCATCTCTTGCATTAATCATAATTTAGCTTCCTCTATAAACCTATAAAACAGCGCCTTTTTCTCTTCGTCGTCTGAACTCAGCTTTTCGCAAATATCCATCAGCCACTCAACCGTGCATGATCTTTCGCCGTTCAATCGGCATCTGAGCGAGTTCCTGGTGGTACCTAACAGCTTGGCCATCTCCGTGTTAGTTACGCCGTATTCCTTTAATAGCGCGTCATAAGTGTCTTTGTATATAAATCTATTGTGCATTTTCACCTCCAATTGGCTTGTAATGCGTTTATAGTATAGTACAATGTAATTCGTTGCAACGTTGATTGTAATGTTGTCGTAAATGGTCATATACAAATAAATAGCAACGGCTATAGTTGTTTAAAACATAGGAGATATAACAATGAGTGAATTAAATATATATCAAAGAATTAACGCAGTAATGAAAGAGGTTGAGTATGTTAAACGTGGCTCGGCTGGCCAAGGTACTGGCGTGCTGTATGATGAAGTCATAGCTCAGCTGAGAGCAAGCTTAATAAAGCATGGAATTATTGTCGTTACTGAAAAGTTTGGAGAATCAAGAGCAAGAACAACGGCAAAGGGTCACTATGTTTATGAGTGTGACTTTTCAGTTAAGTACATAAACATGGACAACCCAGAAGACTGCTTCAATACAGTAGTAGAGGCTCATGCAATGGATACTGGAGACAAAGCAACAGGCAAAGCTATCACATACGCAACTAAAGCAAGTCTTGTGAAGGTTTTCAGTATAGAGACGGGCGAAAATGACGAAAGCCGCGCAGAAATGCAAGACCTAAGCTTGATAACAGAAGAGAAGGCTCAAGAGCTTGAATCAAAAATGACTATGACCGACGATAGCGGCAATGTAGTATGGAATAATAAAGCAGGATTGTTGTTTACAAAATATAAAATCCAAAATGTCAGGCAGTTGAAACTGTCTAAACTTGCTCAGTTTGAGAAGGATTTAGGCTAATGATTATCCACACAGACATAGCGCAAGGGGCGGAGGAGTGGCTACAGCTTAGGCTAGGCAAGCTAACGGCTAGCAGATTTAAGGATGTCATATCAAACGGTCTAGGTTCATCACCTAGCAAGACACGTCTAGCTTACATGTACCAATTGGCTGCTGAAAGGTTGACGGGTGAAATCGAAGAATCATACAGCAATAAATTCATGGAATGGGGCAATGAGTGGGAAGATTCAGCAAGAGCCTCCTACCAGTTGAAACATGACATTGTTGTGGATGAAGTGGCATTTATTCAGCTCAATGATGATATTGGTGTGAGTCCTGACGGGTTAGTAGGAGATAAAGGACTAATAGAAATCAAATGCCCCAAAACCACAACCCAGATAAAATGGTTTTTAGATGGCAAGGTACCAACCGAGCATTACGCGCAAATTCAAGGGCAGCTATGGGTGTCGGGTCGAGAATGGTGCGACTTTATAAGCTTTGATCCTAGAATTGATGGTGAATCGGGATATTTTGAAATCCGAGTCGAAAGAGATGAAGAATACATCAGAGAATTATCAGAAAAGTGTAAGGCTTTTGTTGATGAGTTAAACCAGCTATTGGAGAAATTAAAATGAGCAACACAGTAACAAAGAAGCAAAAAATCACGGTCATTGTTGATACATATAATGACCGCCAGACCGGGCAAGAGAAGAAAAAGCGCCGCCAAGTTGGGGAGGTTACGCACTGGTCAGACGGTGGCATGTCGATTGAAATGTGGGGGCCGACTGGTGTCCAAAAGCTGTCAGTCTTTGATTATGACCAGCCAGACGCAAGCCAACCACAACAAGGCTATCAACAACAACCACAGCAACAACCACAACAAGGCTATCAACAACAACCACAGCAACAACCACAACAAGGCTATCAGCCGCCAGCGCAACCAGCAATGAACCAGCAGCAGCCGAACCCGCAAGCGCCTAGCAATGCGTTCGATAACATGAACGACGACATACCGTTTTAAAAATGACTGACTTTGTAGTTAATAGCGAGCAATCGAAAGCCCATTTCTTAAAGGAGATGGGCAGGCTCTACGACCAGCACAGGTTTTTGCGGATTGATATTAAGACGGGAAAACAAAGAAGCGGCCAGCAAAACAGAGCATTACATCAATGGTGTGGATGGGTTGCAGATGCGCTCAATGAAAGAGGGTTGGACTTCAGACAATCATTAAGACAGGATGTTGATGTTCCATGGAATCGTGATCTAGTAAAGGATTATATGTGGCGTGTTGTTCAAGTGGCTGTGACAGGTAAGGAGTCAACGACACAACCGCACAAGGACGAGTACCCGCAAATTTATGACGTATTGAATCGACATTTAATTGAGCGGTTTAATATTCACGTACCATGGCCAACTAAAGAGGAATAAAGAATGAACGCAAGTAAGCGATCAAACATTTTTCTAGGCTGGGAGTCAGGGGTGATACAGTTTTCGCCTGAATTTCTAACAGATAAGGAAAGAGAACAATTCAACGGTCTACACAAAATACAACAATTAGAATTAATGAGCGAGGCGCAGCATGTGGCAGATAAAATCATAGGCCGTATGCTTTATAGAGTTAGAAATGAGCGCAGGCTTGATAGAGCGTGGAAAAAACTAGGATATTAAATGACTAGAAAATGCAGGCAATGCAAAAATGAAATACCTAAACTGAAGGATGCTAACCCAGTACAAAAAAAGGGCTTTTGTAATTTTGACTGCATCACTCACTATGCGCATAAAAAAGCCAAGGATCAAATAGCAAAGAAAGAGCGTAAAGAGTTAAGGCAGAGAAAAGAGAGCATAAAAACAAGGTCAGACCATGCGAAAGAAGCACAAACAGAATTTAATCGTTTTATACGCCTACGCGATCATAATGAACCTTGTATTAGTTGCGGGCGCTATCACAACGGCCAGTATCACGCAGGGCATTATCGCAGCGTTGGCGCTTGCCCTGAGCTGCGCTTTAATGATCAAAATGTTCATAAGCAATGCTCTGTTTGTAACAATCATTTGTCTGCAAATTTGGTGGAGTATCGAATTAGGCTACTTAACAAAATCGGGAAGAAGGCCGTGGAGTATTTAGAAGGCCCTCACGAACCCAAAAAATACACAATAGAACAACTAAAAGAAATAAAGGCTAGATATAGGAGAATGGGGAATGAGCTTCAAAAGGATATTGATGGCCGTTGAGCTGGCGCTTTATGATGTTTTGCTAGTAGTCTTACTAATATTATTCCCAGTCCAGCTGGGCGGCTCTGAGGCGGATATTGATCGCATCCCACTAAAGCAGCTAGAAGTAAATCCGCCGGACGAAATGCGCCTATTTTGGGAAAAATATAATTAATGGCTTGATTTCCGATTCATGGCAATTATAATGAACTCATCACTTAGATAATTAGAAGCATAGGAGATAAGCATGGTTGAAGTAGAGTTAAATATTGAAGATTACTATTTTGATGAAAAGCCAGGTATTAGCTTTAGCATTGACGCAGTGGTAAGCATTTGTATTGAGACGGACATAACATCAATAGACTATGAGCGCGAAGAAGTGCTTGTTAAATTTAACTATGACGTTGACGACGACTCGACAACTATTAGCGCCATAATTGTGAGGGGCGGGAAATGAAAATCACAAAACAACAATTGATTAAAATGAATGCTTGTCAAAGCGGGCTAGAGCGCTTCATCAAACAAACCAGCAATACT